CTAAAAATTGATTAACCCACCTACCCACTGATCCCTCTAATTGCAGCCATTGACCAGAGTTAAATAATTTTAAAGCTTGCTCGCACTCTTGTTCTATTATCATTTTACCTCACTATTAATTAACTTACTCTCACATCATATCTTATTGATATAAGATAACAAGAAAAACTTTTGTTCAAGATTGTCGCACTTACTTTAGAATAATTATAAAGTAAATGCGCAACCATAAATTGTATTAATTATTAATTCCAAAATTTTCCGCTTTTGAAATTCTTGATTGTTTTTCCTCTAAGCTTAATTGATCCCAATCCTCTGGGAAGGTACAGCCCGCAATTTCAAAATATCTCTTTTTTTGTTCCATTGCCTTCTCATCATTTGTTGACAATAGACCAAATAATTTTGAAACCATAGCGGCAGTTTTTAGAGGATCATTACCAGATTTATTCTGGCCTTGATCATTACTTATACCCCGGGCATTATTAAAAGCTTTTTCAAATTCTGAAAAAGGTATTCTTTTAATCTTACGCTCATGGCCGCAAAAATCCTCAATCCAATTTAGATGCTTTGCGGTTGTAATTGACCAGTTATTTTCAGAGATAATAAATCTTCCGTCATCTCTTAAAAAAGCCACTGGAGTTGAATAAGAATAAAAAACTCTTATTCCGTCCTCATCTTTATAATAAAGATTTCTGGTTGATCTTAGGTATTGTTTCTTCATTGTGTCCTCACTTGTTGTGGGGGCTTGCGCCCCCGGGTTTACTTATATTAGTCTTTTTCTTGCCAAATTTTCTTTACTGAAAACAACCTCTTGAGGATTTACTGCCTCCCCCTTGTCAAACTTTTCAATAAAATTTTTTATTTGGTCTGAGTGTTTAAAATCAAGAACTGGCGTTTTGCCATTGATTTTCTTTTTTAGAAATAAAGTTGAGTGAGTGTCAAATATTGTAGCATGTGACACCCCCTTTACGCCTTTACCTCTGTTGAAGCAGTTAGCAATTGGACATTCTCTATTATTATGAGCATGGCCTATGTTAATCCACTTTTTTGTTACTTTCGCTTTTATCATGTGTCCTCACTTTGTTTTGGCATCTCATCAGTGCATGGCCGCCACCCACACAGACCCGGGGATTTCCCCCGGGTTTCGATATTTACGGCTTCCCGCTTTTTTCGATCTTCTCGATCAAATTCTTTTCGTGCAAAAAATTTGCAACGTTTCGAGATATGGCCAGAGTATGTCTGTCTCTGTCACCTCGGGACATTTGCCTAAAATGGAAATGTCTCTGTTCATCTTTGAGGCCTGTTGCATTGTCAAACTTTCTGATCAAGTGTCTGGCCTCTTCTCTTTGTTTAAATGTACTCATTTTTTACTCCTTTAGTTATCCCATTTTTATATAGATTAATAAGATAATTAATATCGTCAAAAGTGTCGCACCCCTAAAATAATTTCTAGCATAGGTTGTATTGTATTTTTGCAACACCTGTTGTAAATAAACCACATGTCTCAACCGGAAGCACAACTCTGGAAATCAGTTAAAAAAATTTTAGAGCCGCATAAATTCTTTTTAACCAGAATTGAAACTCAAACTATTTCTGGCGTGCCAGATGTTTTTGGTGTCTTTGATGGAGTTAGTTTTTGGTTGGAACTCAAATCAAATAAAGTCAATTATCCTACCTTGAATAAGTATCAAATTGTATGGATCAACAGAGCAATTAAACATAAATTAAACGTATTAATCTTAGTTAGAGGCCAAAAGGATAAAGCCCTAAAATTATACAGACCCCGGTCCTTTTTTACAGATCCACGGACACTTGAGCCTGATTTTATTTATAAAATCCCGGTTGATTGGCCGTTGTTCGTGGACCAGTTTAAGCGTGCCGTGTTGACTGGATACGTGGCCAGTTAAAATCGACACCGGACCAGTAATCATTGGCCATTAGAAGGCTCAATCGAAACATGAAACCAGATCCGTTAACATTTAAAAAAAAATCACCGCCGCAGAAACTCGGTACTTTGTCTAGGCTAGCTTGTGCTAACTTACATAGAAGTATATAAGGTTCAAACAGAATGAACTTTTAGCATGGTTAAGAATCTTGATACTTTAACGGATGATGAACTAAAGGACTTAGTTTTACAGAAACAACTAGAGTATATAAAATTATGCCAAGATGACTTTTTAGCGTTTGCACAAGCAGTATGGCCTGATTTTATTTATCGTAAAACAAAGGACCCAAAAAGATACGGGCATCACCAGATAATAGCGGAAAAATTTCAATCAATATCTAAGGATGAAGAAAAGAGATTAATAATAAATATGCCACCAAGGCATACCAAATCTGAATTTGCTTCATATCTTTTCCCGGCATGGATGATTGGAAAGTATCCTAAGATGAAACTGATGCAGGTATCACACAATGCTGAACTTGCAGTAAGGTTTGGTAGTAAGGTTCGAAACTTGATGGACACAGAAGAGTATAAAATGATATTCGGTGATGTTAAACTTAGAGAAGATAGTAAGGCAAAAGGACGTTGGGAGACCAATCATGGTGGGGAATACTTTGCAGCGGGTGTTGGCGGTTCTATAACAGGACGAGGGGCGGACTTACTTATTATTGATGACCCACATACAGAGCAAGACTCTATGTCTGATAAAGCAATGGATCGAGCATACGAATGGTACAGCTCAGGACCAAGACAACGTTTGCAACCAGGTGGCAAAATTATTGTTGTCATGACACGTTGGGCAACTGACGATTTAACAGGTAGATTAGTTAAGGCTCAATCAGAACCCAAAGCAGATAAATGGAACGTGATAGAGTTTCCAGCCATCATGCCCGATGGTCAACCGGTTTGGCCTGAGTATTGGAAACTAGAAGATTTAGAAGCAGTGAAAGCATCGGTGTCCACAAAAAATTGGAATGCCCAATATATGCAGGACCCAACTTCAGAGGAAGGTGCAATCATCAAAAGAGAATGGTGGCAAGATTATGACTCTGAACATTTACCAAAATTACTACATGTAATACAAAGTTATGATACTGCCTTTAGTGCAAAAGAGAGTGCTGATTACTCAGCTATAACCACATGGGGTATATTTCAACCCGTAGAGGGGTATGAGAATGCTATTATATTATTAGATGCTATAAAAGGCAGATATGATTTTCCTGATTTGAAAAATATGGCTATCGAACAATATAATTATTGGGAACCAGAAACCGTGATCGTTGAGGCTAAAGCATCAGGGCAACCTTTGATTCATGAGTTAAGACGTGCAGGAATACCAGTAATAGATTTTATACCCGCAAAAGGAAGGGATAAGTTTACCAGAATAAACAGCTGTGCACCAGTATTTGAATCAGGAATGGTTTGGGCTCCAGTAGATGAAAAATTTGCTCAAGACGTAATTGAGGAATGTGCAGCTTTTCCAAATGGTCAATATGATGACTATGTAGACAGCATGACCCAAGCTGTGCTAAGATATCGACAAGGCGGATTTGTACAAACCTATTCTGATGATTGGGACGATCCACCATTAAAATTAGAGAAGGAATATAAATATTATTAGGATTAAATATGAAGGCTAAAGCATTAACTAAAAAAAGTTCAAAAGATATTTTAAATAAATTAGAAGGTTTTAAAGGAGCGATATCTGATAAAGAAAGAGAAGCTTTAGGTTTAAAAAAAGGTACTTATAGCAAAGATAGTAAAACAGGACAAATTTTAAAAATAGGTAGAAACAAAGGAGGAGCGATGCTCAAAAACCCAAAAAAAGCAGATTTAGACAAAGACGGAAAATTATCCGGTTATGAAAAGAAAAGAGGAATGGCAATTGAAAAAGCAATGTCAGGAAAAAAATTTGGTGGTGCTATGAAAAACAAACCTATGAAAGCAGTATTAGGTGCAATGGCTTTAGGTCTTGCTGGAAAAAAAATGATGAAGAAAAAAAGTAAAGCAATGCCTTTAGGTATCGGTGCTGCAGGGATTGTAGCAAAAAAGAAAAAGGAATTACTTGGTAAAATGGGTGGTGGTATGATGAAAAAATATACAAAAGGTGGCGGAGCTGATACTGGTACTGCTGGAGAAAGTAGAAGTCGATTTGGTGTTGCTGTAAATAAATTAAAAAGATTAAGTAAAAGATTAGCTGATAAAAGGTTAAGCCCTGTAAGATCAGGAAAAGAAATGGCAGATCAAATTAGAAGTAAAATTAAAATGGCACAAAGAGATAAAAAGAAGGTTCAAACTAGAATGGGTGGTGGTTTGGCTGCAGCCACAAAAAGACTTAAGGCTCAGGGTAAAATGGGTGGTGGTATGATGCAAAGACCAATGGGTTATGATAAAGGTGGAATGAAAGGTAAAAAGAAACCTATCATTAAAATAGCTATTGGTGTAGGTAAAGCAAAAGATTATCCTGGAATTAAAAAAATTATGGAGATGAATAAAAAAGGTAAGAAAAGATTTAATACCGGAGGTTCAGTAACTGTAAGCTCAAAATTAGGTAGAACTAAACCAACAAAACTTTATTAATTGATTCTAGGCCATTAAAAGGCTAGACTAAATTTATGGCTGTTGAAAAAGATAATATTGAAGAGATATCAGAAGAAGAAAAGGTTGAAGAGAGCGAAGGTTCACCAATCATAAATGAAGCAGTAGATGAAGTATCTATTGAAGGTGAAGAGGCTCCAGCACCAAGACCACAAGATGATTTTAATGCAAACCTTGCAGAGTTTATGGATGAAAGAACTTTGCAGAGAATGGGTAGTGATTTAGTTGCTGAATATAAAAAAGATAAAACTTCAAGAAAAGAATGGGAAGATGCATACATTAAAGGTTTAGACCTTCTTGGTACTAAGTATATGGAAGTTACAAAACCTTTTAAGGGAGCTTCTAATGTTACACATCCACTTCTTGCTGAATCAGTTACGCAATTTCAAGCACAAGCATATAAAGAATTAGTCCCCTCTGATGGTCCTGTAAGAACACAAGTTGTTGGATTACAAACACCTGCAATAGAAGAACAAGCAGATCGTGTAAAAGATTACATGAACTACATGCTTATGGAGGAGATGGAGGAATACACTACCGACATGGACAGCATGCTGTTCCATTTACCGTTATCCGGTAGTAGTTTTAAAAAAGTCTACTACGATGAAATCGTAAAAAGACCCGTATCAAAATTCATACCTGCAGAGGATCTAGTAGTTCCTTACTACGCATCAGATCTTAAAGATACAGATAGAATCACTCACGTCCAACGGCTAACGGAAAACGAAGTTGTTAAATTAATGGCTGGTGGTTTTTATCGAGACATTGATTTACCGAAAGCTGGAGAAAATGCAACGGACAACGTACAGAAAAAGATCAATGAATTAGAAGGCGTTAAAAAAACTGGTGATGATTTTTTACATACAATATTAGAAATGCATGTGGATCTTCATTTAGATGATTATGAAAAGTTTGACTCCCGTGCTAAGAAAATAAAAATTCCTTATGTAGTCACCATTGATGAAGGCAGTGGTGAGGTATTATCTATCTATAGAAACTATAGACCTGATGATCCAGCTTACAAACGAATAGAATATTTTGTTCATTACAAATTTTTACCAGGACTAGGCTTTTATGGTTTTGGTTTAACACATATGATTGGTGGATTGAGCAGAGCTGCAACACAATCACTACGACAATTGATCGATGCGGGAACTTTAAAAAATTTACCTGCTGGATTTAAGTCTAGAGGGATTAGAGTAAGAGATGATGACCAACCAATACAACCTGGAGAGTTCAGAGATGTTGATGCACCGGGTGGAAACATACGAGATCAGTTTTTTAATTTACCATTTACAGAACCATCAACAACATTATTTCAATTATTAGGCTTTGTAGTACAAGCGGGACAAAAAT